AGCTGGCGGTGGAACTCTTGTAAACCAAGGTGTAAAAGTTTCATCATCTGTAGCTATTACAGACTTTGCTGATTTATCTTTTCAAAACGTTACTCTTACTGCAAGAGGAGCTTTAATCTACAATACAACAACTGACGGTGGTTCGAACACTACTGACGCTGTTGCTGTATTAGATTTCGGTGGAGACAAAACTGCGACTGCAGGAACATTTACAATTCAGTTTCCTGCTTTCACAACATCTGCTGCGATTTTAAGATTAGCATAAGGATTAAAATGATATGGCCACAGGATGGGGACGAAAGACATGGGGAGCATCAGATTGGGGAGACCTATCTAATGAAACCGTCTCTGTCAGTGGCATATCATTAACATCATCAATAGGTTCTGAATCAGTTACAGCAAATGCTGATGTAAGTGTTTCAGGAATTTCATTATCATCAAGTATTGGAACTTCAGTTGGAGGGACTTCAGCTTTAGTTGTTCCCGGACCTGTTACAATGTCTGCTGGTGTTGGAAGCACAGTTGTAGGTATAGGAGTTCCTAACACAGGAATATCTTTAACTTCTTCTATTGGAACAGCTACAGTTGATGAAACCACCTTAACAGGAGAAGGTTGGGGTAGAGGTGAATGGGGTGAGTTTGCTTGGGGTGATAATTTCTCTGTTCAAGTAACAGGACAATCTTTAACATCTTCTATTGGAAGTGAAACTGCATTTACAGATGTTACCGTTGCTGTAAGTGGATCTCAAGCTAGCTTTACACAAGGTAGTTTCTCATTACAAATTGATGGAGATGTAATTGTTTTAGCAGCAGAAGATCAATTAGATTTTACTATAGGTTCTAGCTCATTATCTGGTAATGCAAGTGTAACTGTCTCTGGAATATCTATGACATCATCGCAAGGAACTACCGTAGGTGGTTTAAAAACACCTGTGGATGTAACAGGTATACAAGGTTCTTTCACATTAGGAAATATTACTTTAATTCAGAGCACGAATGAATCAGTAACTGGAATTTCTGCAACTATGACACTTGGCCAACATGCAGAAATACCAGGTCAAATAATAGGTGTTTCAGGACTATCTATGACTTCATCATTAGGAGAGGAAGGTCCTATAACAGGAAATGCACTAGTGACACCTTCAGGCATACAGTTGACAAGTTCTATAGGTAGTCCTAATATTACTGCGTGGTCTGAAATAGATTTAGGAGTATCTAATTCATGGACGGTGGTTGATTTGGCAGCCTAGTTAATGTAAAATATAAAATTATTAAGGAGATTTTTTATGGCATCAAGTTATTCGAGTGATCTTAAACTAGAGCTAATGGTAACAGGTGAAAACGCTGGTACATGGGGCGATAAAACAAACACAAACTTAAATTTAGTACAACAAGCAATTGCTGGTTTTGAACAAGTAACTTTATCAAGTGGTGGAACATTGGCACTAGTAATGTCAGATGGTGCTTTATCAAATGCTAGAAATTTAGTTATTAAATTTGCTACTGCAACAATTGCAGCGAGCACTGTTTGTACTATACCAGATTCTATAGAAAAATTTTACATATTTGATTGTACAGGATTAACAAATCCAACAAACTTAACAATTAAAACTGCTTCAGGAACAGGATTTTCTCCTGACGCTGCAAAAATTTATGCAGCATATTCTGATGGAACAAATTTAAATGAAGTGTCATTAGACACTTTAGGTGGCACAGTAGCTGCAGCACAAATTGCTGATAGTGCAGTGACCACTGCAAAAATTGCAGACGATGCTGTAACTTCAGCTAAGATTGCAGACGATGCTGTTGTGACTGCTGCGATTGCAGACGATGCTGTGACTCAAGCTAACATTGCAGACGATGCTGTTGGTGCTGATCAATTAGCGAACACCTCTGTAACTGCAGGATCATATACAGCTTCTTCAATCACAGTAGATGCTCAAGGAAGAATTACTGCAGCCTCTTCAGGTGCGGGTGCTGCTAATTTTAGAACAATGATTTTTCAAGAAGGTCCAGCTTCAGGAAACTTAACTGCTGATCCAGCTACAACTAAAACACAAGCTTTTTTATTCGCTGGAGGCGGTGGCGGATCTGGAGGAGGCGGCCATAATGAACATGGAAGAGGTGGACGATCAGGAGGTTTTGGATATTTTACAGGACCTGTAACAGGAGGATCAACAATTGCTTTTTCTATAGGAGCAGGTGGAAATGGAGGGCAAGGACAATTTCAAGGTGGAAATCCAGGTGGTGCAGGTGGCGCAACTAATTTTCATAATTTTACAGTAAACGGTGCGAATGGAGCTTCTCCAAACAGTAACGGTAATGCAGGAAGTGCTCCAGGAGCTGATCCAGCTCCTATTTCTTCTGGAATTTTATTTGCTGATGAAAGATCTATAGGTGGGAATCCTGGACAACCATCGGCAGGAAACGGAGGCCCAGGTGGTGCAGGTGGCCTTTGGGTATTATTTAACGAAGGGTAATCATGGCATATTTTATATTTAACTCAGATAATAACATCGTAAAAATAGCTGCTGATGATATTGAAAGAGATAATAATAATATCAATATAACAGCATCAAATTATACTTTAGTAAGTGTTACAGACGAACAATTTAACAAGGTAAGATTAAATCGAGGTATACCTACTTTAAATTCGGATCAAGTAGTAATAACAGATATTATAGATAACAAAGAAAGTGAAAACAGACTTCAAGAATATTTACAAGATGTTTCTAAAACTTTAAAACGTTTTTTAAAAAATAATCCATCTCATCCAAAATTTGATGCGTTTGAACAATATCAAGAATTAGTATATGGTTTTGATACTAGTTCATTAACATTTCCACTAAATAAAAGTTGGGAATCTTATTGTAATGATAATTCTATAACCTTTTTTCATCCTTTACAAATACCTTAACCTTTTGTAATAAAGGTTATGTTTGATAACAAGATACAATTTATTTGTAACAAAGATTATATTAACGACACAAAAATTAAACCTGAGCCTGCTGTATTAAATATTCCTCAATGGTATAAAAATCTTAGTCATACACCTGAGAATAAAACTGTAAAAGGTTGTATGCCTTTTCTTGATACATTAACAGCGGGTTATATTTTAAAAACACCTATAGATTATCGAATTAAACATAATGTGAAAAAAGATGGTCTTAGAGGAACACTTGGAAGTTCTTTTTTGAATCATGACAATTTTGATAATATGACTGCAAAATTAAACGTAAATAAAGATAACGTTGAAATGCATGGTGTGATTCAGTTAGGAAAAGAATGTCCTCATATTCATAAAAATAAAGATTTACCAATTCATAAAATTTTAAATCCTTGGGTAATAAAAACACCTCCAGGATATTCATGTTTATTTGTTCCTCCATTAAATAATAACGATGATAGATTTTCTATAATTCCTGGTATTGTAGATACCGATACATTTCCAGAAGAAATAAATTTTCCTATTGTTATAAATGGAGATAAATATCCTGTTCTTGAAACTACTATAAAAATAGGAACCCCATATGTACAAATAATACCTTTTAAAAGAGAAAAATGGAAAATGTCATTTGGAGTTGAAAAAGAAAAACAAAGAGATAAAAGATTTTTTTGGTTAAAGTCAACAATTTTAAATACTTATAAAAACAAATGGTGGCATAAAAAATTATGGAAATAGAACCTATAAACTTACACAATTTTATAAAAATATATGATGATGTTTTGAGAAAAGACAGTTTGGAAAACTTTGTAAAAATTTGTAATGAAAAAAAAGAATTTGTAGATGCTCCAATAATTGGATCTGAAAAAAATCCATCTTTGATAAACAAAAAAGTGAGAGATGTTAAGGTTTGGGAACTTGGTAATGTTAATCAAAAATTTAGAACAGATGTTTATTGGGCTAATTACTTTTGTAGTATTTTTACAGAACACATAAACAAGTATGAAAATGACATAGGTATGCTTTATAAAAACAATACAAAAGTTTCAGCTATGCAAGTTTTGAAATATGAAAATAACGGTCATTACAAATATCACGTAGACCATAACAGAGCTATTCCCAGAACTATAAGTTGTATTTACTTTGTAAATGATGACTATGAGGGAGGAGAACTTTTTTTTAAATTTTTAGGAAGCATGCAAGAAATAAAAATAGAAAAAAAAGCCAATCGTTTAATAGTATGGCCTAGTAATTTTTTGTTTCCTCACATGGTAAAAAAAGTAAACAAAGGAATTAGATATTCGGTGGTAGCATGGGCACTATAGGTAAAGATTTTAAATATAAAGTTATTAAAAATTTTTTAACACAAGACGAAATTGAATTATTAAATTTATATTGTGAAATGTATTTTACAACTAATTTACAAAATTTTGATGAGTCTCCAAAAACTTCTAATGCAGACACACGTGTTTATGGTGACAAATTAATGGAGTCTTTGCTTTTAAAAAAACAAAATATTATGGAAAAAGAAACTAATAAAAAACTTTTACCTACATATAGTTTTTGGAGAATGTATACAAAATATTCTGATTTGAAAAAACATAAGGACAGAGAATCTTGTGAAATTTCTGTGACTGTTAATATAGGGAGTGATGGTACACCATGGCCAATCTTTATAGAAGGAACTCCTGTTCAATTGAAACAAGGAGATGCAGTTATTTACTTAGGTTGTGAGTTAACTCATTGGAGAGAACCTTTTTTAGGAGATTGGTGTGCACAATGTTTTTTACATTATGTAGATGCTAATGGTAAAAATAAAGAATGGGAAAAAGACAAAAGACCTTATTGGGGGGTATCTCAGCATGGATTTTAGACAAAAAAAAGATGGTTCTTGCACGCTTCATTTTAATGATAAGGAAATAGAAATAATAAAAAATAAAAAAAGTTTGTATTTTACTCCAGAAGTTTTAAGACATTTTGGTAATGCGTTAATGAGAATGGTTATTGAATTTAATGATAATTTTGATGATAAAACAAAAAATATTCAATCTGGTAAAGATACTAGAATAGAAGGTAAATAATGTCTTTAAATGTAGTAAACAATTTTTTAGATAATGATGAATTTTGGAAAATTAGTAAGACAGTAATGGCAAATAATTTTCCTTGGTTTTTAGAAGGTGATAGTTTTAGTCATCATTTAATTAAACCATTAGATGATGGTAAATATGAAAATAGTTTTTTTATTTCATTAGTCCTTAATAAAATTACAGAAAAAATAAAACCTAAAAAAATTTTAAAAGCTTATTTGAATCTTACATCAAAAACAAACAAAGAAGATGAAATAGATAAACAAAGAGAACCTATAAATTTAAATAACAAAAATTATGTTGGATTTTTTTTCATTAATACTTGTAATGGAAAAATACAAATTTCTGGAGGCAATGAAATAGATACTATAGAAAATAGATTTGTTACATTTCCTATAAATACTGCGTATTTTCATTCATCTCATACAGATAAACAATTAAAAATTTTTCTCAAGATTGTTTACACTCCAAACTAAATTAAGGTATAATAGTTTATGCCATTAACAAAAGTAAACATAGCCCCAGGATTTAATAAACAAGTTTCTCAAACAGGTGCAGAAGGTCAATGGACCGATGGTGATTTTGTAAGATTTAGATACGGTTTACCTGAAAAAATAGGTGGATGGGAACAAATTTTAGAAAGCACTATAGTTGGAGCAGCAAGAGAACAATTAATTTGGGCTGATTTAGATGGTAGAAAATACGCTGCAATAGGCACAAACAAAGTATTAGTAATTTATTATGAAGGAGCTTTTTTCGATATAACTCCATTAGGTACAGCTCTAACAGGGTGCACATTTGACACTGTAAATACTTCAGCAACTGTTACAGTTAATAAAGCAGCTCATGGTCTAGAACCTGGAGACATATTTTTATTTTCATCTGTAACGCCTCCAACAGGAGCTGGTTATTCTGCAGGAGATTTTACAACAAATCCTTTTCAAGTAGTGACTGTACCGGGAAGTGATACTTTTACGATTACCATGGCAAGCGCAGCTGGAACCACGGTCAACGGCTCTGGATCTGCAACAGTCACTCCTTATATAAAACCAGGAGCTTTAGGTTCAACGTTTGGATTTGGATGGGGTACAGGACTTTGGGGTGGTGGCCAACAAGTATTTAGTACATTGAATGGAGCTTTATTAGATGACA